TCGGATTAGACGCATGGCGTTTCGAGCCAGTCAACGAAGCCGAATTAGTGGACAATTGGCTACACGCTGCGGTGAGCGCCGTCTGAGTGATCTACAATGGCATATGAATGGGGGTGGATTCAAACCACCCCCACTATTTTTCAGTAATCAGCACCGTTGGATTCCGGGTCAACCATTATTCAAGAATCCCTGCAATCCATCACCAGCCCTGCCATCCAGACCTCGGCGCGCCATATCGTAATAGTCGAGCATCTGCGGACTGTTCCACCCGCCTGCGGCCATGATGTCCCTGTCCGGCACGCCAGCGTCACGGGAGAGCGTGCAGAACGTCCTCCGCAATGAATGCGGCGAAATATCCGGCACGCCCACGCGCAATGCCACGGACGATACGATGCCCACGGCGGTCTGCTGTCGCAGACGCACGCCGGAATCCTCACGGAACACCGCACCACGCTTACGTCCGCCGATGAGTCGTGCGAGAGCCGCGGATGCCTCGGAGGGAATGGCCACACGCTGAGACCAGTCGCCCTTGCGGTCGAACCGCACCCACGGACGCCCGTCATCCAGATGACAGTCCTCGACATCCAATCCAAGCGCCTCACCGACCCTCGCACCGGTCAACAGCAGCAGACTGCACAGGGCATCCGTTCGCGCGTCCATTCCACGCGCTTCGTCCAGAAAAAGCCTTGCCTGCTCGCGGGTGAGGTACGTGCCATCCGAATGGCCGTACATTTTCGGCCTGCGCACATGCTCGCCCGGATCGCAGTTGATGTATCCCTCCTCGCAGAGGTAGCGGTAGAGGCAGCACACGACACTCAGATTCCTGTACACCGTGTTTTTCGCTACTGGCCGCATGCCGTTGCCATAGGCGGCGAACACCTCGATATGGGTGCGCTTCGCCCGCAGCATGTCGATGCCGTTATCCGAACACCAGCGGAGCCATCGCGATACGATGCTCCGATACCCCGCCCTTGTACCCGGCGTCAGGCCGGCGAGAAAACCGGCGATCATATCGCTCACCGTTTCCATATGCGCACCGTCTCCTTGCAGATCAAAGGCTTATCGGCTGGACCCTTGACGAATGGCGGAATCCACTGCCTACGCCTCAACGAATGATTCGGCCCATACGCCTGATCCCTCCAGAAGCCGCGCACGATGAAACGATGCGAATACTCACGTCGCACCCGCTCGTCATCATCGGCGCTTCCGCCCGGACGATGCAGATTCTCACGCAGCACCAGCATCTTGACCTTGCGGATTTCCGGGTCGAAACGCTGCGGCAGCGGATGCGCCATATCGGGTTTCGCCGGTTTCGCCTCGCAGATATGCGGTTCCGCGCTCAACGCCCACACCGCGCGCAGCAGATCGCCGAACCATCGGAAACCGCCGACATGCTCATTGAAAATGCCGTTGGCGAATCTGATGACCGGCAGTGAGAATGATTTCGCGTCGCATTCCTTCAGAGCGCATGGATGGTCCGTGAATCCCATCAATTCGATATCGCCGTTGCCGTCGCATTGCCAGAAGAGCGCCGACACATGGGCGTCTCCGACCTTCCTTCCCGTCGCGTCGTCGGTCACGGGGAATCTGACCATTTGGACATCCCCGTCGAAGAAGATAAGCCCGCTTTGCGCCGGCGCTTCCGATTTCGGGAAATCACCTGCCCGGACGGTATCTTCCGCCAGCGCCGTCATGTCCCGGCTGATCCACCAAAGCTGCGCGACGGCGAGATTGTCAGCGAAATTCCAAGCCGCTTCCATGCTCCGCTCGTATTGCGAGTGCGCAGCCATCTCCTCCTTTAATGCGACCCGCTCGTATTCCGCGAGTTTGTCGCGGATCAGTGGAAGGTGGGATGGGATGAGGCGAAGTCGCCTGTTTTTGCCGCGCGTCATGTCAGTCAGCCTCCCCAAGACGGTCGAAAACCTTGTCATACGCTTTCGTCACGCATTCCAAACCCATGCGGTAGACGCTCACGCGATCATGGTCAGACTCCGCCATGCGGCGCTGCCAATCATGCGGGAACGCCACGCTCAACAACGTCTCCCGCACGTCCGGTTTGACAACCTCGATTTTCTGCGGGAACATCGCATCAAAAGTGAGGACACACAAGGCGTAAGCCACCTGCAACGTTCGGTCAGACACGTAGCGGAAAGACTGTTCCGCCACGCGGTCAATCTCTTCCATAGACCACGGAACGGTAGCCGCCAACTTCGCGTACTCTTCCGCATCCTCATAATCCAAGCCGCCATTCATCGAATTGTCCTGAACCGTATCCACCAGGTATTCGTACAGTTCACCGATGATGCCCGCCGTGGAATGGACGAACACAGGCTCAAAATCAATAAAATAACTGCCGAACCACAGGCCGCAGACATGACCCACATAGCCGGTAAGCTCACGCGGCAGCATATTCACGTCAATCATCACAACACCTCGATTTCATCGTTGAACCCCATGAACTCCTGAGTGGTGAACCCGCCATCCTTGACAACGCAGTACAACCAACCCTGGAATCCACCCAAGCGCGCATCACGCATCCCACGAATCAAGTCACGCAACCACGCGCACACAAGATACGTTTTCGACACGGGACGCCAATAACGCTTACGCTCGACCACATCAAAATGGTCAAATGCATACATTTGCTGACCAACATGAAAATCAGCCCACAATTTCAACGTTTCCATGACACTCACGCCTCCCTCGAATCAACGTCACCGAACAGTTCATAACGCAACTGCGCATCAGCATCGAACATCGCCTTGTACGCATCACCAAGAGACTCATAGAAGACGCCATCCACACGCCAACCTTCATATCCATTGGAATCCAACGAACGGAACTCTCTCAGCGCACCAAGCATCATCTTGCGCGTCAATCGATAATCCGGCACGCTCCTATGAAAATTACCGTCGAACCGGTCAGCAGCAACGTAAGCGTCACGCGCTTTAGCCGTATCGAATGGGACAACAGTACCAATCGGCTCATGGTCGAAATTGAAAGTTTTGACACCGTAAGGCCAATAAACAGCGTAATAATGACGGGACATGGTAGAATCTCCTTGCAAATGGTTTGGTTGAGTTAATTACTGTTTGCAATGGCCGGACGGTACTAGGCATACCGTCCGGCCAAACTTTTCAGAACAGGCAATCCATATGACGCGGATCAGGCAGATTGTCGGCAGCCGCGTTGATAACCGTGCTGAGATACGCGGTTATCAATGCGGGACGCTTGCCAATCTCCCTCAATACGGCTTGAACATTCGACTCGATGGACGAATAGCCGGTAGCCTCCAAAGCGGCCTTGACCTGCTGTGCTGTGATGACGACACGTGACATTTCATGCCACCTCGACAATCTCATGCTGAGCGAGGTACGCGGCCACGGACTCTTCCAACGTTTGGTCACTGCCACGCTGGTAGTAGTCACGGTACGCAACCACGCCACTCTTACCGTCGAACGCGACATATGCGACGCGACGGCCCTTGGAATCACGGAAGCCACGCGGCTTATGCACATATCCACCAAACACGTCAGTCAACTCCTTGACCGACTTGCCACCTGGAATCGTGACCACGCGCGCCTTGACGCCATGCTGCGCAATCACCTTCGGCGTATCCTTGGACGGAATCGGCGGCACTTCAGGAATCTCAACCGTATCCGGTTCAGGCTCAACCGACTGCGGGGTGACAACCGGCAAATCATCGTAAGTCTCGCACATCTCAGGATGGTCACACTCGGCCGGGGTGAGGAATGAAATGTCACGTGACACAACCATGCCGCCATGCTCATAAGACAATTCCCAACCATGCTCACGGTCGGCGTCCGACATGCTCACGCCATGCGCCGTATAATCACCACAATCAGAGGAAACCATGCAATCGCCACGTTCCACGATCAACGGCACGTCACCGATCTCACTCACCGCCTGAGCGTAATCAGGCCCGTTAGGGTCAAGCCACGTACCACCGTCAGCACGATACGCGGCAGCTACACCACGCACCGCCTGAGCATTCTTCACGCCCGGAATCATCCGCCATGATTCAACGCCATCCTTCATCTCGAAACGCCACACGCTCGGGCTGTTGACGGAATCGAAAAACATGAAGACACTGGACGAATTGACTGCCCACAGGCCGTTAACTTTGTTGTTCGACATTTTAAAACTCCCTTGTATGAAAACTTGATTATTTGATGGGCCGTTCACCGCACGGCCCTGAGCGGTTTCACCATTCCAAAACCTTGCTGCCACTCACGAGCACATATGACGTGCCGGATTGATTGCCGTCAACCATGCCACGCCACTCGCAAATACGTTCGTAACCGTCCGAAGTGCTACCGTCCTCCATGCCGCACTGCGGAATGTCGGACAACTCACGGTAGCTCGCTAGGTCAGTTTGGTTGTAATCCTTCGTGGCATAAGTCTCACGCCACCACGTCCACTGCTGCTCAGGCGTACCATGCGGATCGGCAACCGGCTGATCGGAAAGCGCTGGGGAACAAGCCACGCCGAAAGCCAACAGGCCAACAAGCACGGCAACAAGCAGAGTAACCTTCTCACGCATTTGCAACACCCGCCTTGATATAGCCGATACCGGTAAGCGCCGCATGAGTCCTCGCATTCCACCACGGCTGAACAAGCAGCCTGATAAATGCATAAGGCGAACGCCCCGCGAAATACGTTTTGCGCAGACGGTACGTGTACTCCACATCCCAACGGAACGGAACACGCCGCCCGTCGTTAATGGTCAGACAGTCAGGCGAAAACGTAAGCTTGTTATCAAGCACGTACACGTCTACAGTCGCGTTGATCCGCTTGAAAACATCCTCAATGTACGGTTCGCGTATGAAGAACAAGCCGTTGCGTCCAGGAGCGTCGGCATGAGGGGCGAACACGTAGTAAGTCTTACCGTCGTTCCATTTGACCTCGGTCACGAAAGTGAGAGGTTGGAAGTGTCTATTATCGGGAATCTTGTCAACGTCCATGTAGTCGCTGACAAAAAATTGGTTACTGCTGCACATTTTAAAGCACCTCGATTGTGTTGGAATGTAATGCCCGAACGCGGGCTATATGGGCGTGATTTGATAGGCTCACGCCCGAAAACCTTGGGATAAGTCAGCGCATACGCTTGCGATTAGGACAATTGGGATATTCGATAGCCCGACACTGTAGGGCTTCTTCCATCTCCAAACGACGCGCATTGCTGCACAGAAACCGCGCCTCATCACCGGCACGGCACATCTCACGCCACAGCGCATCCGCCCGCTTCACGTCGGCACAATCGCTCTCGGCAACGAAACAGCGGATAGCGATCTCACGGTAACGCTCGGCCTCATCCCGCAGCTTGCGGGAATCTGGCGTCACAGGAAAACCGTAGTACGGGTAACGTTGATCGATGGGGCACTTCTCACACATGACTTGCCCCTCAGTGTTCCCGCGCGTACCGGCTGATAACACGCTCCGCCTGGCTGAGGGCACGCGCCTGCAAGTCAAGCAGAGGCTCGCCACGGAACGCCATGCTTGCATCATGACCATCAGCCATGTACCGGCGCATTTCGGACGGGGTGAAGAACCGGGCGGCGATATCCACGTTGTACACGAGAGCGCACCCGCCGTAACTGTATTCCCGCCAATTGTCCGCGCCGTTCAGCAACAGCGCGCGACGCGATCCGAAGTGGTCGGGAAGAACCGTTTCGGGCATGTCGAGCGAATCAAGCAATGCCAGCGCGGTATCCTTCACGCCCTGGTCCCACTTGCTGCGGGGCTTGAACTCGGCTTCGATATTCTTGTAGGTCTCATCAACGGTATACATTTTGATACTCCATTCCAGCCCCCTTGCTAGAATAAGAGGGCTTAGTTAGTTGGTTAATAATTACTGAGCAATCGAGCCGGATAGGTGCAACTATCCGGCTCAACTCATTCGTGGACTACCGCGCCCATAAAGAGCACCGATAGCCCTGGCGGATTACTTAGAATCTGCCGAAGTTTCATCAGAATCAAGTAACTTACGTGGATTGCGCACCTTAAGGACGTCGCAAATTCGCACTGCAACATCGAGACTCATGCCGCCCGTTTTACGTGCGCCGGTCTCGAACGCTGCGACGCGCTGCCGCGTCACGCCGATTTCCTCGGCTAGCTGCTGTTGCGTCATGCCGCGTTTCAGTCTCAATTCTTTCAATCCCATGGCTCTACTCCTAACTTGGATTAGAAGCCATCGTAGACCACTCATACAGCGCGGGACAATTCCATGCCGGACACCGCGCCACGTTAGCGACTCGACGACGGTTCAGCCTTGCATGGTGTGAGGGTGCATCATGCCTAGTCGCAATCCGTCGCGTCCTTGCCGCGTCCACTCTTCAGTTTTCAAACGTCCATGCCGCCGATTCTTCGGGGCTTCCGGGTTGCCGTCCCGGTCTGCGTATCCGCTGCCGTATCTTTCCTTTCTCTTCGTTGTTGTTTGCTTGTTGGCCCCCATCTTATACGCAACCAATTGATTGCGCAAATCGGGATAGTGAGACTCTGTTAAAACCATTGCAAACACTAGCGTTCGTCGGCGTGTCGCAACCACACGACGGCGACACAAAGACGGCGAGCGCCACAGCCACGGCCACGCCGCGCCACGGCCATGTCCAGGGACGTCACGGCCACGTCACGACGGCCATGTCCAGAGACGTCACGACGTCCAGGGCACGACGGCCACGCCACGGCACGGCCACAGCCACGACGTGACCACGACGGCCACGACGGGCACGGACATGATCGCATAAGAGGAACGTGCCCGCGCGATACCACACGACACGCCAAAACACAATCGCACAAACGTTCCAACGTTGCACCATGCAACAAACACCCCCGTGGGGGAGTGTCCCCCCCGGCGCAAAAAGCAAGGCCGCTGGCTCTCTAGTGCTGACGCTGAATGCTCGCTGGAACATTTTTGGATTACCCGTTACTCACGAAGTCTTCACATATTTAGTGGTTGCAACCGTTGTTGCACCCTACATATTGTGTATAATGTTCCTTGGATTGATGTTGATGGCGGTGAAGCTAGCTTAAGCCACATCAACGTCTGGCCGTCCACTCACAAGGGGAGTGTGAGGATTCTAGATGCGGTACGGTCAGCAGTCCGACCGGTCTATCCCGGGCGTGGCCTATATGGACTCGTACCTATTATTTTGGGCTGGTCTGCAATCCTGTTGGCACAGCCTTTTGGTTGCCGGGTTCGATTCCCGGGGTTTGCTCTAGGTTTCATGGGGTAGCTGCCTATGAGATCGATGGCATTGCTCGAATATCTCCGCTGGAACATGTGGGGGATAAGAGGCTCCCTGCCTTAATCAGGTGGTTGATGACCGAAGGGGAGGCACGGCCAAACGGGTGCATAGATGTTTCACGTTCCTTGCCGTTGGTGGTAAAGCCCATTCCACCATGCCGAACGTCTTTCCGACTTGGACGTTAACTAAGTCGGGTATATGGCATTGGTGCAACCGGTAGCATTACGGTCTCCAAAACCGTCGATGTTGGTTCGAGTCCAACATGCTGTGCTCAGCCTACCCACAGGCTGTGGGAAAGGTCTTCGGAGTCGTCTTGTGGCGGCTCTAGTTTTAGCTGACCCGCCTAGTCTGCGGGAACAGTCTCCTGAGTCGCTGCGGCGGCTCTTGCATTTTGGATGCTTGGCAGAGTGGCTTATTGCACCACCTTGCTAAGGTGGCGACCGGGAACGGTTCGGGGGTTCGACTCCCTCAGCATCCGCGCGCCGTGGCTGGCGGTAAAAAGCCATTGTGATGATGCCATTGGTTCCTTATGGCTCTCTGGGGGTTGAACGAGCGTCCCATGCTCCTGTTGTGGGTGGAGTGTGGGACGCTTGTTCTTTTGCTTTGGTGGCGGAATGGTAGACGCGGCGCACTCAAATGCGCTACCTGTAGGGTGTGAGGGTTCGAATCCCTCCCGGAGCACTTGGGTTGGTTGATCTGAGAACTTTTCCTGCTGGGATGTTTCCCCTTTGGCGTGTTTTCCTGCTCAGCACCGGCCAACCCTGTTTTTGTGGAGGCATTGTGGCGTGGTCTAGTTCCCATCGTGATGAACGGTTCAATCCTGATTGGCCGCGTGTCCGTGCGATGATTCTTGAACGGGATGGGCATAGGTGCCAGTGGCCGGTCAAGGATGATTACGGGAATGTTCGCCTGTGCGGACGGTATGGGAATGAGGTTGACCATAAGGTTCGTAATCCCGTCCATGATGATGATCGTCCTGAGAATTTGTGGGTGTTGTGTCGTTGGCATCATCAGCGGAAGACCGAGGGTGAGTCTGCTGAGGTTCGTCGTGCGAAGGGTAGGAGTCGGAGGGAGAAGCGTTGGTATTCTCACCCGGCTTTCAAGTGAATGAGTTCATGTGCGCGGTTGCCGGTTGCGCTAATCCGGTGTGTGCGAAGGGATTGTGTCGTTCGCATTACGACCGTGACCGCTATTCGGGGTCTCCGTTGAAGCCGTTGCGTCAGCGCATGTGTCCTCAATGCCATACGTGGTTTGATCCGAAGCGTTCCGACCAGTTGTTTTGTTCTGGGCGTTGCCGTGTGGCGTATAAGCGTGCTCGTGATGATGATAAGTCGTTGCCGGTGAAGCCTGAAACGACTATGTATGTGCGTCCGGTTGACGTGTCCGAGCTTGAGTCCGAGCTTGTTGTTGAGTCTTTTACTGATTCTCAGGTGGTTGAGAAGTGTGGCGGCTTGTGCGCGAAATGCCATGAGCTGGTTGATGTTGGTTCGAGTGGTGCCGATGGTGCCGCTTTCGTGTGGAAGGTTCCGTTGGAGAAGTCGCATAGTGCGACTTTGGCGAATCGTCTGCTGGTTCACAAGCGTTGCGAGGGTGGAACGTCCTAGCTTCGCGTATTGCCTGAAACGGGCGGATTGTGAGGCTGGCTGTGGCTGGTAATGGTCGTGGTGCGCAGAAGTCGAAGAATCCGATTCTTCGTGCGCCTGATAGTCCGATGGGTTTGGAGTTTCCTGCTGTTCGTCCTGATGGGCAGGAGTGGCTTGAACGGACGAAGAAGTGGTATGAGTCGCTTCGTGTCAGTCCGTTGGCTCAGCGTATGGGTGTTGAGGCCGACTGGTACGCGGTTCAGGATTTGGCGTTGTTGAAGGATGATTTCTGGCGTCCGAAGACTAAGGGCCGTTGGATGTTGGCTTCCGAGATTCGTCAGCGTGAGGCCACGTTGGGCATTACACCCGAAGCTCGTGTGAGGTTGAAGTTCGATGCTCCGCAGCCTGACGATATGAAGGCTTCCGCGTATGAGGGCGATACCGAGGGCGCTCGTAACGTTCAACGGAACAGGCAGCGTGCTTCCGCATTGGGTTTGCGTGTCATTGACGGTGGTGCCTGATGCATACGCGCATTCCCGAATTGCATGGCGAGGATTTGACTCGTTCGATGGGAATGTTCGCGGTCTGGTGGATTGAGACTTTCTTCCGTGTCGGTCGTGGTGGCGGTGTTGGCTTGCCTGAGACGTTCGACATGGACGAGTACGTGTTCATGCTTCACGCTTATGCGTTGACCGAGTGGGGTACCCGCAGGTTCAACCGTGTGTTCTATTCGCGTGCGAAGGGTAAGAACAAGTCCGGTAAGGCCGCTGGCATTTGCGCGTTCGAGGGTTTGGCTCCTTGCAGGTTCGACCATTGGGCGGAAGAAGGGGAGACTTACGAGTTTCTGGGCGAGGTCTACCCGTATGCGAAGGGCGAGCCTGTCGGACGCATGGTGCAGATGCCGCAGATTCTCTGCTTGGCTACCGCCGAAGGCCAGACTGGTAACATTTTCGATTCGATTTACTACAACTGCGATCAAGGCCCTCTAAGCCAGTTGAAGGGTGTCGGCCTTGATGTTGGCCGTACCCGTATCGGCTTGCCGGAGGGTGGGGAGATTGTTCCCACCACGAGCGGTGCCGCGTCCAAGGATGGCGGTTTGGAGACGTTCGCGGCCTGTGACGAAACCCACCTGTACAACACGAACAAGCTTCGCAACATGTACAAGACCGTTCAACGTAATCTTGGCAAGCGTAAGGGCGATGCCGACCCGTGGATTCTGGAAACCTCGACGATGTACAAGCCGGGGGAGGAGTCCATCGCTGAAACATCGTACAAGTATGCGTGGGATACCGCTTCGGGCAAAATCAAGCATCGTAGCGGCATCTACTTCGACCATGTGTACGCGAACATCGACTTGGATGATTTCGCTGACGAGAAGAAGGTTCTCCGCGCCTTGCAGGTCGCGTATGGTGCGAGTGCGAAGAGTTCGGACGGTAAGGATCATCTGATATTGCCCGATGGTCGTATGACCGTGTTGAATGCTGATGGTGTTGACCCCGAGGGGCACACGTATTGGGATGGTGAGCTTGGCCCGTCGAAGGATGGGTGGATTGACCTGAATGGTCAGATGGATCAGATTTACCAGCCTGACTCCGATCCTGCTGATTCGATGCGCTATTTTTTCAACACTTTGTCGAGCGTGCATGACGCTTGGCTTACCGAGTCCGACATTCAATCCCACATGCTGTATCGGGATGAAATGCACACCGCGTTCAATTCGATTCGTTTGGATGGCGCGTGGCAACGGTTCGTGACGAAACGTGAGCCTATCACGTTGGGCTTCGATGGTTCCGTGTCGGATGATTCGACTGCTCTTGTTGGATGCCGCGTGTCCGATGGCATGTTGTTCCTGATAAAGCTTGAATCCGCGCCTGATGGTCCCGAGAAGGCCACTTGGCGTGTGAACCGTGATGCGTTCGACGGCATGGTTCGTTGGATGATGGACAATTACAACGTTGTCGGATTCTTCGCTGATGTCGCCTATTTCGAGCAGATGATTGGCGGCTGGGAGAAGGATTACGGGAAGAAGTTGAAGGTCGGCCCGCGTAAGACTGGCGACAAGATCAAGTTCTGGACTAACAACTGGTATAAGGACATGCAGGTTGCGTTGGATAACGCTCATACCGCGTTCCGGTACCCGTATACGGAGCCTGAACGTAAGTCGAAGCCCATCAAGGATGATATCGCGTTGCTTGCCGATCCGCGATTGGTGAATCATTTCCGTAATGCGCGTAGGCGTGAGACTCGTACTGGTTATGCGATTTATAAGGAGTCTCCTAATTCACCGGACAAGATTGATGCGTGCATGGCTGGCCTGTTGGCTTATACGGCGCGTGGAAAGTATTTGGAATTGGCTGAGGTCAAACGTCGTTCCGCTCCGATGAGAATCTACTAGGTGGTGATTTCGAGTGTCTGACTCGTTGATGATTAAGAACGCTTCCGATGATGACGATGATGCTTATGTCATCACCAATCTGGCACGTGAGTGGGGTGAGCGTCTGCCGTATCTTGCCGAATTGAAACTCTTCAAGGACGGCAGGGAGATGGTGGACGCGAACAGTGTTCCTCAAGGCACTGATCCGAATGCTGCGCCCGTGTATAGGCTGATGCGCCAGTTGGGTGTGGTGAATCTCGCTCGTCGTATCAGCGAGAGCGTTACCGACCGGCAGCAGCCCAACGGTTTCCGTAAGGTTGAGGATTCTTCGTTGAAGGACACTGACGCCGATAGGATGGCGAAGCAGTGCGGTCTTAATTTCATTCTTCGCCGTAACATGCTGCCGGATAAAGGCGATTACGGGTGTTCGTTCGGTTTGGTTTCCAATGCCGGGCGTGGGCGGTTCATCACTCCGCTTAGCCCTTGGGAATGTTGGATGGATGTTGGTGAGACTTCTGCCATCCAATACACGTATATGGATCAGGAGAACAAGGAAGTCATCCGCCTGTACCGTCTTGTCGTTGACGATTCCAAGACCACGACTAGGGTGTATTCCAAGACGGCTCAACGTGAGCATGACCGTTCCATTGTCGCTCCCAACGATATTTCAGCTGTCGCCAAGTTGGCGTCTGATGCGAAGGCTTGGGAGCCTGGCAGTGATTGGGAGTGGGTGGAGGATTCGCAGCAATCGGATTTTTCCTATGCGGAGAAGTGCGATTCGTTGCCGATAGTCAGGTTGAGCACTGTTGACGGTCAGGGCCTGTTTGAGCCGTATCTGCCGATGTTGAAGAGGATAGACCGTGAAACGTTTGACCGTTTGTGCATTACGATGATGCAGGCGTTCCGTCAGCGTGCGATCAAGGGTACTGTTCCGACCACGTATACCGAAGAGGATCAGGAAGTTATCGACGGTGAGAAACAGGCCGGTGATCCGATTGATTTGGCGTCCACGTTCGCGGTTGGCCCGGCTGCGTTGTGGAAACTTCCTGATGGTGTTGATATTTGGGAGTCGCAGACCACTGATACTGGTTCTTTGCAGAACAATATCATGTCTGACGTGAAGCAGTTGGCTTCCGCCGCTGGTATTCCATTGGATATTCTTTCGCCTGATGTGCAGGGTTCCGCCAACGGCGCGGAACTGAAGCGTGAGACGTTGAAGTTCAAGGTTCAGACGATGAACGAATTGGATTCTGAGCCTATCGTGCGGATGATTCGTATGGCTTTGGCCGCGTCGAGAACGGCGGAGGCTTCGGCGTCCGAGTTCGAGATGGTGTGGAAGCCGATGGATACGACCAGTTCGCTTGAACAGGCTCAGGCTTGCCAACTGTTGTATCAGAGTGGCTTGTTGGCGCGTAGGACGATTCTCACGCACAAAATGGGTTTTACGGCTCAGGATGTTGCCGAGGATGATATGAACCGTCTTGCCGACCAGTTCAATGTTTCCGGCCCGTCGGATAAGGGTACTGCGAAGCTTGTTGCCGCAGTGGAACCGGCGACCGGTTGGGATGATGAAACCAATTCCGCTGTGGATGGTCTGCCTAATGTTGATGCCGAGCTTGTCGATGAAGGCGAGATTGAGTCCTGATGTCTGGGAAAACGCTTGAATCGTTGTCCGACACGCTTGAACAGGCTCGTGCCGCTTTGGTGAACCAGTATGTGAGTCAGGCGCACAGGATGTGGGATATGTTGACTCCCGCTGACTGGTGGAATGATGGCATGACGTTTGCCGTCGCGTCTCGTATGGCGTTGTTGGAGATGGCGTTGATTCAGCAGGTGCGCCGGTTGGGTGTCTCCTATGCGAATGAGACGTTGAGGCTTGTCGGCGTCAATCCGAAGGGTGATGTGCCGAATCTCGTGTTTCCGCGTGACAATACCGACCCGTGGCTTGTGGCCCAACGTCCGGCTGACTCGTATCGTTCCGCCGCTATCAAGTCTCCTACGATTCGCCCGCAGTCTTGGCCTGATAAGACCGATGAATTGTTCAGTGAGGTTGACAAGTGGCTTGAACAGGCGTTCAACCGGTTGCAAACCAGTGTTGACGAGGACGTGTCCAGAGCGCAGACGAGCGCCACGCTTGACAAGTATCGGCGTAGCAAGGTTTTGGAATACCGCAGGGTGTTGCATCCTGAACTGTCCAAGACCGGCTCGTGCGGCTTGTGCGTCGTGGCCGCTGACCGCTGGTATTCGACTGCCGACCTACTGCCGTTGCACGCTAACTGCCATTGCGGTGTCGCACCGGCTGGCAGCGACTATGATCCCGGATTCCAGTTGAATCAGAAGGATTTGAAACGACTGTACGACGAGGCTGGTGGCACTACCGCGTCCGCGTTGAAGCAGGTGAAAGTCAAGACGATCACTCATGGAGAGCTTGGCCCCGTGTTTCTTGCCGAGGATGCGGAGGATACGCCTAATCCGATTCCGTCGAAAGCTTCCAACGCTTGGACCACTCCTGACCGTAGGTCTACGTTGGCTCAATGCCGTCGTATGGAGAATCGCGCCATCGAGTTCAACCGGCGTTACAAGGAAGTGTGGAAGACCGGCAAACCGGTGACATTCAGGTATGAGGGTAGGACGTTCACGTTCAAACCCTCCGAAAATTTGAAACAGGCTATGGCATGGCAGAAAACCATGCTCAACCAGATGCGGTCGATGCTTGGCGAGGCCGCATAACACTATTGAAAGGATTCAAGCCTAATGGCTGATGAAAACACCAATACCGCCGAAACGGCGGCATCTCAGAACACGCCTGAAACGGGCGTGACCGCACAGCCGAAGGACGCTATTGCCTCTGTTGCCGCTAGTATTACGGAGCATAAGAATAGTGCCAATGATGACCTTTCCGAGAAGTTGGGCATGTGGAAGCATCAGGCTCGTGAGAACGAACAGAAGATGCATGAGAACCGCGACCGTGCCAATGCCGCCGAAGCGAAGCTTGCCGATACCGAGGGCGCTCTCGCCAAAGCGAACGTGCAGATAGCCCGTTTGAAGGCGCAGAAGCAGCATCCTGAAATTACCGACGAGGCTTTCGACACGTTGTGTAAGGAAACCGACCCGGAGAAGATTTCGGAATGGGCTGACGCCTTCGTGAAATTCATGCCAAGCAAGACTGAAACGGTTGAAGCGAAGCAGAAAGATAATTCCGATGATGTTCCATGTGAGCCTTCACCGGAGTTAGCGAAGGAATTGCAGAGCAGAAACATGCACGTATGCAAACCGAAATCAAGCGTCACTGACGCATACAACTACGGTGCCGAGCATTCCAAAATCGAAAAAAAATAGTTTAAGGAGAAAAATATGGCCAATCAAATGGTTCATACTATCGCCAAGACCGCTCCGAAGGATGACCAGTCTTGGCTTATCAACCGTATCACCGATGGCGTGCGTGAAGCGCAGCTTGACTTGGCTACGTTCACCAAGGAAAAGTCGCATGAGAATGATTACTTCGCGTCCATCACCGACGACGATTACGAAGCTTGGATGAAGTCCGGCATCCCGCTGGCGCAGATCACCGGAACCAACAATTATGGCCCGTATGATCCTCAAGCCACCGATGGCCGCAATGGTACGATCATCGGTTTCTTGGAGTCTCCGGTGCACGTGCAGTTCACTCGCACTGGCTTCGAGGACCAGTATCCGACAGTTGGCGTCCGCTACATGGGTGTCATCGATAAGAACAATCTGCCGTACACCGTTGATTTCAGCAAAGCGAAGTTGGAGGGATTGTTCCTTGACTATGACAAGGATTCCGCAACCCCGCATGTGACCGTGTTGAATCCCGCGTCTGCAAGTGCCGCCGACCATACGGCCTGAGTCTAGTTTTCCAACCGTTTCAAACCCGCCCACAGTGGCGGGTTTTCGCATATTAGGAAGGTTTTATAATGAGTCTGCTTAATAAGGACATCATTACTCCCGACGAGGCGTCCGCCATCGTGTTGGGAGCCTATCAGACCACTACGGCGGCTTTGCCGTTCGCTTCCATTCTGCCGGACCAGTTCACTGGATTGTCCGTCGAGTGGACACCGAATGAGGATGATCCCGAGGTTGATGAGATCAAATACTCCACTTGGGATGCTGAAGCGCCATACGGTCGCACCGATGGCGGCGAGAAGCTGTCCTACACCTCCATGCTTCCGTTGCGTAAGCGTATGCGCGTGTCTGAAAAAGACATTGCGAATGGCACCATTTCCATGACCAATGGTGATTTGAAGACCACTCTGAGCGATTATTTTGTCCAGTTAGGCAAGGAATTGGCCTACCGTTTGGAGAAGGCGCGTGTCGCCGTCGCAGTTGACGCGAAGCTTGGAATCAAGGAATCCAACGAGGAAGCTAACTGGGATTACGCGCGTGACAGTGCTTTGACCACTTCTCTTACCGCAACTAAGACTTGGGACAAGTCGGGTGATCCAGTCAAGGATCTGCGTACTTGGTCCGATCTTATTGACGATAAGAAGGGCGACCGTCCAACCATTATGGTCACGACTCGCAAGGTTGTGAACGCTTTGATGTCCAATGCGGCCATCATCAATTACCTGTTCCGAGGGCAGGGTTCCACTCTTCCGGGTCTCGTTTCCGAGAATGACGTGAAGAGCGTTCTGAGCCTGTACACCGGCATTCAGGACATTTATGTGGTCGATGAACGCTACCGTGATTTCGCCCGCCAGTCCAAGATCACTCTTCCGGGCGGTGTGAAGAGTTTCTTCCCTGAGAACACCATCCTGCTGATTCCGGCTTTCGGTGATGTGAACATGGGCTATACCGCGTTGGGGCCGACCGCTGAGGCTCAAACTCCCGCATACGGCATCAGCCGTGAGAAGAACGCCGGCCCTATCGGAGTCGTGTTGAACACTCCATCCGCCACTCCGAGCTATGAGGCTTACGTGAACGGCACCGCACTGCCGATTCTCGTGCAGTCCAACAGCACTTTGAAGGCAACTGTTCTGACTGCATGATCTAGGAGGCGCGTATGAGCACGGCAATCATCGACAACATCGACTGGTTGAAGTATATGCGCGTCTACGGTTCCGCCGACGCGGATTCATTTGAAGAGCATTTCGACACTGATTGGATTTCCGCTCAATGCCGCAAGGCCGCTCTCATCTGTTTGAGCGAATGCCCGATTGTTCGGACGCGCTTGAAGAAGGGGCGTCTCTCTGAAAGTGATTTCGCGTCGGTCGTATGCGAAATGGTGTTACGCGTAGTACGTTTCAACCGGTTCAAAACCGAAGCGAACGGTTCTTACTCGTACACGGAGCATGATCCGCAGCAGAATCAGCCTGGCTATGATCCAAGTCCCCGGCTGTTCTTGTCGAAAGCGGAGAAGTCGATTCTGAATGGTTTCGCTGAATCCGCTGGCACGATGTCACACATCAGTCTTGGTTTCGACCCCGGTTATGGAGGTTGATGATGGCGTTTCTGTTTGACGATGATACGAATGAACGCCATTACCTCTACGAGGATGACCAAACCGATTACGGTGGTCAGAAACAACTGTTCGACACGGATTATGTCGTTGTGATTCCTCGCAAGCATGTTCAGGACGCGCACGGCGGCCAGTATGTGCAGACTGGCGATCCGGTGAAGGTCATCTGCTGTGTTGAGGGTCGTGCGCAACAGGCTGGCATGTTCTCTATTTCCGGAGCTGAGGATAAGACGCCATCTTCGGATAACCCCGGCGGTTTGGAAGAGGTCACTCCTTTGCAGATTATTGCGAGGGAATGGCCCGGCGACATTTATTCCCGGATCTGGTATAAGGGCGATTATTACGATGCTGACGGCGCTCCTACGTGGCGTGGGAGTGGTTCTCGTTTCTCCCGGCATTGGGAGGTTCGTGCACGTCGTGTTGTTATTGGCGATTATCTTGATGGCGGCATTTCCGAGCCTGAATGGGTGAAGGAGGTGGGTGGCGTTGGGAAGGGTCACGGTTCGACGTAGCGTCGCTACCGATATTGCGAAGATGTATGGGCCGGAACTTACACGCCGCGCCGCCGTGCATAGCGTGTCTGCCGTCCGCGCGAAGGCGAATGAGGCCGCTACGCATTCAAGCGTCGCGGATAGGATCGAGGTTTCCGTTCGCAAAGTCGGCTGGCATCATCAGATTGTCATGTCCGTCATGGGCCGTGATGGCACGCAGGTCGCTCCGCATTTGGAGTTCGGCTATTTCAACCGGTGGCTTGAGCACAAGTATGGGCCTCGTGATCCGAGAGCGCGTATTCCGGGTAAACATATCATGTTTGATTCGTTGAGTCGGGTGAGATTGTGACGGACAACATTTTTCAGCGTCTTGCCATTGATGTTCGTGAGTCGATTGATGCGGAACAGTTGGTTTATGAACTGTTGAATCGGGCGTATCCGTGCGAGGAGTGGCCTGATGTGAAGGTTTGCAGCGAGCTTGACTTGCCTTTGAACGCTTACGGTGAACGTGGACAGGTTCTTCTCTATTATGTTTCCGCTCCCGAACAGTTTGACCGTGGATTGTGGCGTTTCGGCGTGACGTTCACGGTTTTGGCCGCTGACTGTAACAATCCTCACGGTTTTGCACGTCACTTGTATAAGACGGTGCAGGGTTGGCCGTTCGAGGAGTCCACGACAGCTGGAACGGTTGGCACCGTGTCTGTGACGGCGCAGAAGAGGCAGTCTGATTCGAAAGAGAATCAAGGCAAGAACGTCAAGGAGTATGGGCTGTCGGCTGTTGTGACTGCCCGCGATTCGTTCAAGGCTTGACCGGTATCGGTCAGGCCTTTTCTTTTATCAATTTCAAGTAGAAAGGCACCATTATGGCTATTAATGCCGATGGTTTGATTCAGGCGTCTCGTGGTACGTTGTTCACGGCTCCCGCGAAGACCGCTCTTCCGACCAAAGTTTCCTCGTTCTTGTTGAATAGTGGCACTGTTGCCGCCGCTGGCAGCGGTTCCGCCGCGAATTGGGAGAATATCGGCCATACCTCCAACAACAACAAGATCAGCTTCAGCAAGGATGGCGGGGACACCACCACGAAGGACACGTGGCTTGTCGCCGGTGCGAAGAGTTCTACCGAGGCCCCGACCATCACCGTGTCCGGCGCGTCCGTGCAGGGTGATTCGGCCACGATCACGAAGGTCACTGGCGGTTGGGCCGGCGACCAGGGCGGCATCGTCGTGCCGTTGCAGCCCGTGGTGCAGCATCTGGCGTTGTTCGTTCTCGCCTACGATGATTCCGACAAGCTGAGCTTCGGATTGTATCTGCCGGAGACCGATTTCACGTTCGATAACGTCAGTCTCGCCGATGAGGATTTCGCGGAGTTCAGCTTCAACGCCGTCGTGAAATCCACTAGCGTGCTGAAGGCCGGTGCCAATGGTGAGGTTGGCGCGTACCAGATTTTCGCCCCGGAGACGTTCGTGTCAAAATAACCAGCCCGGATTCCAGCGGTAAGAATCCGGGTGATTCCTCTCAGACCGTATCGGGTTTGACCTCGAAAGGCTGAGATTTCCTATTGCCCCCGCATGTACCCATCCGTGCGGGGGCAATTCTTTCCAATGATTGGCAGATGGGTTTTTTGATGGGGATTACAGATTATGGCTTCCAAAACTGATAAGAACACCGTTAAGACCGTTCCGGAGATTCCTGACACGCTGGCTGAGTTCGTCGAACAGCACGAGGAACTGGCCGGATGCCCTGAGTTCGTTCCGGCTCATGAGTTCTCCGTGGCGCAGACATGCGATTTCATGGTCGTTGATGCCGTGGCGTCCGACAGTTACGGCGTGTTCCGCAAGAAGACTTCCGATGATGTCGATTCGAGTCTGGCTATAGCCAGGATGGTGGCTGCCAGCGATAGTTTCTTCGAGAAGATCGCCAAGGACGTTGACGCCTACCACAAGTGGGTCACTGGCAGGACTCCGGCTGTTCTGGTGCAGGTTTTCACTCTGCTTAACGCATTTTATGGTGCGTCCTTGGGAAAATCCGAAGCGTCAAGGACGCCTACCGGAAATGCAAAGTAGAGCTTACGTGTGATTTCCGTAGGTTCTACAATCTGAATCTTCCCGCCGCCATGCATGAGTATGACGGCGGTTTTCTTTTGACCCTTATCGGCGGGCTTGCCGGCTATGACGAGTCGTTGTATCGGGAATGGTTGCTGAACCATCCTGATGAGCGTGCCCGCGCCGAGTCCGAGAGTGATTCCGGTTTGAGTTTTCACGGGTTCACTCAGGATACGAGTCTGCTGTTGGGTATTTACAATCAGGTCGGCTTGCTGGTTTCCGGCACATTGCAGTTCAAGGACGGCAAGCATCCTGAGTTCAAACCGATTATGCCCCCTCACGCCGCCGATGGCGTTGATAGGCGTGTTTCCGCCAACTTCGAGTCGATGAAGGCGTTTCTGGGCATGTGATTGAAAAACAGGGGTTCTTATGGTGGAGTATCTCGCCGGTTCCGTTGGAATTGATATTTATCCGAACACCAAGGGTTTTGGCGAAGAACTCCGCCGTAAGCTCGCCAGGTACGCCGATGACGATTTCGATGTTCGTGTGACGCCTGACGTTGACATGTCTCGTTGGCGTGCGGCGAAAAGGCGTATCGAGGATGATGGCATCGTCCAGAATGTTGAGATTCGTGGCGATGACTCCGATCTGAAGCGTGTGCTTCGGGACATTGATAAACGTAAGGTATCCCCGAAGGTCGAGCTGACAGACGCTTTGCGTGATCTGCGAACGATGCGCAAGCAAGTTCAGTCTTCCGACAAGGCTGTTTCCGCGATGAACAAGCGTATCGCCAATGGTGGCGATGCTTGGCGCAAGGTCACGCTGAAAAGCAAATCGTATCAGGATGCGGTGAAACGCAACACGCGGTTGACCACGGCATACGCGAACAAGCAGATCGACGTTTTGGATAACGTCAAGAAGCACATCCGCAGTATGCAGGATGCGATCGAGAAGGTCAAGCCTCTGGGCAGTTCCAACAATGTCTCGATGGCTCGCGCCAACCGTCTCGTCGAACAGCTCGACAATGCGATGCAGCAGTTGAAGCATGACAGCAAGGCGAACATCCGTGTTGACGTCAACGATGTTTCCGAGGTCGTCAACGTTCTCGAGAACGTGTCCAAGCGTCTGAAGCAGGTCGATGGGATGGACGCCCATGCGAAGGTCTATCTCGACGGCGCGAAAAGCATGGAACGCGAACTTGAAGCGTTGAAGCGGAAATTCCGCAGTCTTCCGAACGACATCGAGACCGACTACCGGTCAGCCATCGACAAGCTGAATCTTGCTGCGTTCCATGCCGGCAAGGACAAGAACTACCACTATGAGGTCAATCTTGATTTGGATGTGACCCGTGCGCGTGAGAAGGCCAAGAAGCTTCAAGAAGATTATAAGAAGCTTGAAATGGACATCGACCTTAAAACGGCTGGTGCCCGTACTCATCTTGCCATGCTCACCCGTCCTCGTTCCGTCGAGATTTACGCGAAACTCCATGCCACTGATTTCGGCAAAATGCTGGATGGTATGACGTATGGCGCGACTGGTCTTCGCGCCGTCAACAACCAATTCCAGAAATTCGTGAATTTCATGGATTCGCTGGATGAGAAGGTTCCATTCTTCTCCGCATTGGGTACCGTGTTCGCCGGTGTTTCCGCTGGCGCTATCAACATGTCCCGTAGCGTGCTTGGTGTCGGCTCTTCGATTGTTTCCATGTCGAAGGCCGCATTGGCCGCTCCTGCCGCTCTCGTCGGATTGGGCGCCGCCTATGCGTCCGTGAAGATGATTTGGGGCGAAAAGGGCGCCACTTGGAGCGAGCAGATCGACATTGCATCCACAAAGTTAGGCAAACTGTCCGACAGCGTGGTTAACGCGTTCTACGGTCAGGCCCGTCCGGCCATCCGTGGATTGGCTGATTCCATTGCCGACACGTTGATTCCCCAAATGTCAACTCTTGCCGACCATGAGGGACGAATCGTCGTCGGCATGACCAAGATGGTCAAGGAAGCCGATAAGACAAGCGTCGTATCCAGCATTTTCAACGATGTGAATAAGTCGTTGACTTATTTGGAACCGGGTGTTGAGAGACTTGTCAAGGCTTTCCTGAATCTTGGCGATTCAACTAGCCAGTATCTCCCTCGTGCCACACGGTATGTGAGTGAGCTTGCGGATCAGTTCGCACGTTGGGTCGATAACGCACGCGCGTCCGGTGAGATTGAGAAGTCGATGCAGCGTGTCATTGAACAGGTTGGATATTTGAAGAATTCCGTGAAAGCGCTCATGGGTATTGCTTCCGGCTTGTATTCCGCTTTGGCTGAGGACCAGAATGGCATCCAAAGCTTCTCCAAGGAGTTGCAGAAGGCGGATAAGGCTGTCAATTCGGCAAAGTTCCAAGACACGTTGAAGTCGTGGGCCGTTGGCGCTAAAGTGGCGCAGTCCGCGATGCGTGATTCATTCTCCGAGATTGGTGACGCTGGCTATTCTCTGCGGCATACCGTGGGAAATGTTTTCGGTGATGCCGGTAGGACGATTGCTTCGTTCACGAAGAATGTGAGCCGCCTGTTGAAGAACAGTAGCGGTGGTATTTCCGATTTCTCGTCTGGCGTTTCCAACGGATTTCAGAAGGTGTTCAACGCTGTTGGCGATGTGAGTCCGATGTTCAGCCAGCTGCTTTCGACTGTCGGGCAACTGTCTAAGACGTTCGGCGGCACATTGGCTGCTTCTCTTCGTGCTTCTGCTCCGCTGATTCAGGCTATCGCTACCGCCGCTGAGGCTGTGGCTAAGGCTTTCAGCGCGTTGCCGGAACCGATTCAGGCCGCGTTGGGCGTGTTCGCCACGTTCGGCAAGGCTGGCAAGACCGCTTTGGACACGGTGAAGCTTGCCGTGGTTGAGAACACGATGAAGTCGTTGCAATGGCAGAAGGCTTTGATGGAGTTGGGCGTGACTTCCGCCGGTACTGGTGTGACGTTGAAGAATGTCGCGCAGGGGTGGGTGGCGTCTAATCCCGCTGTTTCTAAGTTCGTGTCGAATGTCGGCTCTGCTGAGGGCGCGATGGGCAAGGTGAAGGCTGTTGCGTCTGGTTTGGGTGGGATGCTTGCGTCTACGCTTTCCAATCCGGTGACTTGGGGTGTGGCTGCCATTACGGCAGCAGTCGCAGCGTATTCCGATTACAATGCGAAAGCTCAGGCGACTGAGCGTGCTTCCGAGAATATTGCGACAGCGTTGGGTAAGATTCCTGATTCGGCCGCCGAAGCTTCCGGCGCGTTATCCAATGTCGCTTCCGCGATTCAGGATGCGTTCAAGGACGGTAATTATGCTGAGACTGGTTGGAGCTGGTTGGATGATTGGACAACTGGATTCAAGAATACTGCCGAAGCCGCCGACAAGCTTGGTGTTTCGACCACTGACCTGAGCAAGGCTGCGAGCGGCAGTACGAAGGCTTACAACTCGATGATGAATCAGTTGAAGGCCACATATGATGCTCACAGCACTTATTCGGCTACCGCGACGCAGAATTACGGCAATGAAGCTGGTGCAGCCAAGAAGCTTATAGCAGTAATGGAGAAGGCACGTCAGCAGTACATCGATAATGCGGAAGCGACTTCCGTCGCGAATGGTCATGCTGCCGGCTATGCGAAGAGTTTGATCGAGATGGGTGAGGATTCCGATTCGGTTTCCATTGCCATTGCGACTCAATCTCAACGTCAGCAGATGTTGAACAGTGCCGCGCAGAAGTACAACGACATTATCAACAATCAGCGTACCGCGCAGCAGAACGCTTTGAGTGTCGCAACGGAATATGGTCAGATTTACAACGGTTTGGGTGATTCCATCCAGCGCATCAAGGAATTGGGCGTACAGAACGTTTGGGACAGTGCCGCGGACTCGTTCAATAACATGACCGAGGCTGGACAGTTGGCTCAGACCAGCTTGCAGAATCTCGCTACGACAGGCCATGATTGGCTTGAACAGTTGGTTGCTTCCGGCGCGTCAACCGATGAGGTGAATGCGAAACAGCAGGAATTGTCAACACAGTTCTACGAGACGGCGAAGGCGATGGGCGTACCGGAGTCGGAGATTCAGAAACTGCAACAACTGTATGGGTTGACTCCTGAAGAGGTCAAGACATTGTTCAAGACTGAAACGGAACAGTCGAAGCAGAATCTGACATCCTACTTGTCTGATTTGCGGGCATTGTTCCCCGGCGAGGGCAATACGGCCATCTTCACCACGGTCCTTGACGGCATCAACAGCGGAGCATTGTCCAGCGCGGATGAGGTTCAATCAACCGTGAACAATCTCATGAACAATGCGAGCACAGACGGTTCAGGCAAATACACCATCGTGTTGGATGCCAACGGCAATCAGGCCGTTGTCGCTACCGATGAGGTCAGGAAACATGCCGACCTGTTCAAGAAGGGCACTGATGGCAATGGCTATACGACCAATCTGAAGGCTTCCGATCTTGCTTCGATGACCATTGACTATTTGAAAGGCGACGCTAACGCCTACGGTTCGTTGAGACCCACCGCGTCACTCGGCGCGAGGGACAACACCCAGCCGGCGAAACGCAGTGCTGAGCGCACCGCGAACCAGTGGAATGGAAGCACGTATAACGCACAGTTCGGTGGAAATATTTCCGGTGGCTTCTGGGGAATGCTCGGCACTTTGTGGGCCGAGGGCAAAAGTTGGGCGAGCAGGACGTTCAACGCTATTTTCGGAGTCAAGAGAAGGCGTGCGACAGGCGGTGAGGTCGAGGGCGATAATGTGACCCGCACCGGCAGGATCGTCGGACGCGGAACGAACACGAGCGATTCCATCGCTTTGAACGATTCCACTGACGTGTCCACCGGTGAATATGTTGTACGTGCCGCCGCAGTGCATAGCATGGAAGCCCTGTACGGCAAGGGAGTGATGAGCGCCATCAATGCGAGCGGTGACATCCCAAGCCAGTATTTGAAGAACGCGCGTCGTATGACTCGTGTTTCGATGCCTTCCATGGTTTCTGACTATTCGGCAGGTTCTTCCGACGATGTCAAGTTTGAAAGCGGCCCTACATACAACATCACGCAGAACTTCCAATATCCGACCATCACACCAATCTCGGTTCAGACGAATCAGAAGTTGGACAAGGCTGCGATGATCGGCATGTGAGAGGGGAGTATCGTGGCTTTTTCCACGTGTTTCTACAGGTTGAATAATGTTCCTCTTGATTCGGAGAACTGCATCGTTACTGTTGGTTCGACATTGTTGAGCGCCATCAGTGTTGACCGTACCGTTTCGACGGTTCCGCAACGGCATGGTTCCATCCCTTCCGGCATGACGCCTAGGTTTTCGGAACGTCAATTGTCGTTGCAGGTATGCGCGTGGGAGCCTGACGTGCTTGGTGAATCATCCAGGCTGATGCGGTTATGCACGATGCCGAATCTTGTCATGAGTCGGATTATCGATGGTGTCGAGCAGCGTACCCGTGTCGAGTTGACCTCTTTGAGTCCTGATGATTCAAAGAGTCATCCGAACAGGTTTGTTCCGTTCACTGCCGTGTTCGCCATGCCTGACGTGTGGTGGCGTTCCGTCACGCATGAGACCGTCTCACTGCCTTTGAACGGTGGGAAGGTCATGTCCGGCGGTTCGGTGATGCCGTCCGCCGGATACTACACGTTCTGGCAGGGCGTTCCGAACGCTAGTCCGAGTGTGCTTTCCACTCAACTTCCGTATAGTTGCGGTGACGCTCCCATAACAGACATGGTGTTTCGTTTCCCGAAAGGTGTGACGGGCATAACGGTGAAGGATACGGTATCCGGTACCGGTATCACATGGTCTGGCACGCGCGTGGATGCTCGGCCTTACTTGTATTTGGATGCGGGATCGTTGACTGCATGGAGTTCCGATAGTGATTCCGCATGGTCTGGCGGTTCTCAGAACGAGACTGTCGGATTGGATTATCTGCCTTCCGGTAGGTTGCAAGTCAATCCTGATGTTTCTGGTGACTACAGGATTGCAGTTAAGGCCACTGGTTCCGGGAATGTGGCGTGCAGGTTTAAGAGAAGCTGGTGGTGATTTCCACTGGCTTCTTTCTTTTTAAGTTGAGGGATGCTTATGGGTAAGACTCTAAAATCTCGTCTTGTCGCATATCAGGCCAATGGAAGCAAGCTTGGATTGCTACCTGAGCCGACTTCCTATACTGTGTCGTTCACTCATGATGCTGTAGGTGCTTTGACCGTCAGCTATTCGCGTAAAGCTTTGCGTGGTGAGATTCTTGACCGGCGTCTTGAAACCGGCTTGGAAATCGCCGTGGAAGTGTCTGATGGTGGACGCTGGATTGAACCATATAATGGCCGGTTCGTCATCGCCTCACGTTCAAGGAACGCTTTGGACGTGTCCGACACGGTGTCGTTGACCGGCGTTTCCTACGGGTGGCTGTTGAAGAAGGCTTTGAATCTGGACACGTCCAGATTGGAGACCAGCGGAGACGAGAAAGGCACCCGTAAATTCGCGAACGCGAACGCTGGCACGATCATGCGCACGTTCATGGATGAGAATTGGAATCGTGGCGGCGTGAAAGTTGATTGCAGCCGGTTCACTTCCGGTGCCGATTCCGCTGGCAAACAGTGGGGCTACATGCTGCCGAGCATATATTACGATCTTGGCATTTCCATACAGGACGTGTTGGATTCGCTGGTGAACAACGGCTTATGCGATTGGCGTACCGATGCCCGGCAACTGCTGTTATGGAACGCCGATAGCGTCGCCGTCTGCCGTGACTTGTCCAAATCGTGTGTGGTGACGCTTGCGCAGGATGTGTCCGAAGCTCCTGACGATGAGAGTATTGATGGTCTGGCTTCCTCGATCCTTGTACGTGGCGACAATATTAATTTCCGCCAGGATAATCCGAACGCCCCGAAGCCTTGGGGCGGTTGGGAATTGTATTCAAGCCAACAGGGTGTGAACAAGAAGGAGACCGCCGAACATCTCATCAAACCGACGTTGGCTAACGCTGCTAGAGTTCGCGGACAGTACACGCGATCCGTGAACGTGGTCGAAGCGTCTTGTCTGCCGCTCATCGATTACACGATAGGCGATTGGATTACCGCGCCTACAGTGGCGAACCGTGAGAAGGTCCGTGTCCAACAGGTCACTTTGCAACTCGACTCGACTGGGTTCAAGGCTTCGTTGATTCTGAACGATAAGAATTATGATTCCTCGGTTCGTTTGACGAAGCGTATGAACGGCATTACCGGGGGCGCTCATCTTGGTGGGGCGTCCGGTGCGATTCCGGCTCCTGAAAAGGACCATCGCGTGCCGAAGGCTCCGCAGAATCTGTCGGCCAATTCCGACGCTTATATCAATGTGAACGGGTATGCGCGTGGCATGGTTACGGCCCGTTGGGATGATGTGACGTTGGCGACTGATGGCACCGCCATGGACATCACGTCGTATGCGGTCGAATATCGTGTGAACAAGACTGGGTATGAGTGGCATTCCGCTGGCACGACCACTGAGCATACGTTATCTTGGTCGAATCTGGATTGCGGTGTTCAGATTCTTATCAGAGTGCGTGCTGTCCCATCGTATTCAGATCAGATGGGCGAATGGTCCAGTGTGTTCGCGTTGACTGTCGCCAAGGATACGACGCCGCCTCCGGTCCCATCCAAGCCGATTCTTTCTTCCGAGTTGGGCGTGGTTTCGGTTGCTTGGGATGGGAAAACCGCTGATGGTGGTTCTATGCCTATTGATTGGGATAGGAATATTCTCGGCGAACGTTTGGCTGATGGCGGTTTCAAGGAGATCGCGGCCGTCTCGACCGGTATCGGCGATTATGTGATTACTGGTTTGACGGCTGGCACGTCTCATACTTATGCGTTTCGTGCTGTCGATCATGCGGGCAATAAGTCTGACTGGTCTGCGATTGCCACTGTGACCGTGGCTTCCGCCGTCTCGCCTGATGAGGTCAAGCAGATTCAAAAGGATTTGGCTGACAATCAGACGGCGTTGAAGGACAATACGGCGAAGCTGACGCAGGCCCAGAAGGACATCCAAGCCAACAAGTCGAATCTCGACGCGGCGTCCAAGTCGCTCGCTCAGGCGCAGACCGACCTGTCTCAGGCTCGGAAGGATATTGCGCAGACCAAGAGCGACCTGACCACGGCGAACGGTGAGATTTCGAAGGCGAAGGAGTCGGCGGCGCAGGCGTATGCCGAAGCCCATTCGAAGAACCATACTTTCCGTGGCCCCGACGAGCCGAAGGACAATCTCATCGTCGGCGACCTGTGGCTCAAGACGCAGGCGTATTGGACGAGGTGGCAGGGGGAGAAGAACGCAAGCCCCTCACTGCTCGCGGACTTTTACACGTACTGGCTCGGGACTCCGAATAATTCGCCTTCCGTGCTCGTGCCGCTCTCCGACCGCGTGATCGATACGCTTGTCTGGGATGGCTCCGCGTGGAACCATCTCGGCTATGCCGATGTCGAGAAGAACGCGGACGAAATTTCCAAGGCGAAGTCGGATATCGCGGATAATGCCGCTAAGACCACGGATGCCCGCAAAGCTGCCGAGAATGCCGCTGCCGCAGCGAAAAACGCGCAGGGCGCGGCTGATACGGCCAATGGTGCGGCGAAGACCGCGCAGGATACCGCCAATGCGGCTCAGATGGCTGCGAAGAGCGCTACCGCCACCGCAGGTCAGGCGAAGAGCGCCGCCGACGCCGCGCAGACCGCCGCCGAAAGCGCGAAGAAGACCGCTGGCAATGCGGAGACGCTGGCCAACACGGCCAACGCTTCAGCCAATGCGGCCAAGTCCGACGCGGCTTCAGCCAAGACGGACGCTTCGGCTGCGAAGGCCACCGCCTCAAACGCTTCGAGCGTTGCCACGCAGGCCAAGGCCACCGCCGACAGTGCGGCACAATCCGCCACCGATGCGGCCAATGCCGCAAGGAAGGCGAATACGGCTGCCGCCGCTGGCGTGGCCAATGGCAAGGCCGACGTGCTGATCCAGTCCACGGCACCGGCCACGTCGATGCGCAAGGCTTCGACCTTGTGGATTGACACGACTGGAGGCGCGAACACGCCGAAGCGCTGGAATGGCAGTGCTTGGGTGGCTGTGACCGACAAGGCCGCTACTGACGCCGCGAATGCGGCTGTCAAGGCGAATGATGCGGCCAAGACCGCTCAATCCACCGCTGACAAGGCGCAGACGGCTGCGGCCAATGCGGCTTCTCAGGCTAATCAGGCTCAGGCCGCAGCGCAGAAGGCACAGACCACTGCGGACGGAAAGAATCTGATCTACCGTGGCCCGGACGAACCGTCGCATGATGGCTTGAAGCCGGGGGACATGTGGTGGAGGACGCAGAAGTATTGGACTCGCTGGAAGGGCGAGAAGAACGCAAGCCCATCAATGCTTGCCGACTTCTACACCTACTGGCAGGGAACCCCCAACAACAGCCCCTCCGTGCTTGTCCCGCTCGCTGATCGCGTGGTGGAAGTCCTCACTTGGGATGGCACGCGCTTCGAGCCATTCGACCTTGTGGCGAACAACATTTTGGCTGCTGGGACGGTGGCTGCGAAGCATCTCGCCGCCGACTCCGTGACCGCCGAGAAGGTCAAGGCTAACGCGATCACGGCGGACAAGCTGGCGGCTAATTCGGTCACGACTGAAAAGCTGGTGGCTGATGCGGTGACCGCCGCGAAACTCGCCGCGAACAGCGTGCAGGCGCGGAACATCGTCGCACTGGCCATCACAGCCGACAAGCTGGCCGCGAACGCGGTGACCACGGCGAAGCTCAAGGTCACCGAGGACATGACCGTGGCCTTGCTCAACGTCCACAAGATTCAGGCCGGAGAGATTGCGGCTAATGCCGTGACCACTGCTGCCTTGGCGGCTGGTGTCGTGAATGCCGACAAATTGGCTGCTAATTCGGTCAATGCGTCCAAGATTGTGACCGGTGCCATCACCGCCGACAAGCTCGCGGCAAACAGTGTGACGGCCGTCAAGATCGCGGCTGGCACCATCACGTCCGACAAGGTGGCGGCGGGCCAATTCAAGGGCTATGTGTTCACCGGCGCGATATTCCAGTCCAGCGATGCGGCGAACACGGGCATGAAGCTCAATAGCACGGCCTTGCAGATGTGGGACAGCAATCACAACCGCACCGTCTACCTGGACGGTGAGGGGAAGAGCAATGTGCTGACCGGCACGTTCCAGACCCGCACGAGCGGGCACAGGGTGCGTATCAGTCCGGATTATCAGACCTACATCATCGGCGGATCTGAGACTTTCACCGGTGATGGCATCGAATTCCCGGCTTACAACGGGTCCACCGCCTACTTTTCGCATCCGGCCATTGCTTCTGTCATCCAGTCGAATCAGGTCGGCTCGATGGGCGAACTGGACTTGTGGAGCGGACACGTGAGCAAGAACGATCCCGCTGCGTTCATGTCTCTCAGATCGAAGCCGCGCAAGAAAGGCGGTACCGGCAGCGGCGGCGTCACATCCAGAGTGCATGCCGTGGCGAACACGGATTACGACGAGCCGGACGAGAGCAAGAAAAGCAGCGCTTTCCTCACTCTGGCCGGCGATAGCGCGAACGGTTCGGAGTGCTGGCTCGAAGCGCAAGACGCGAACGGCGAGGTCGGAGTCGGCGCGAACATCGGCACCGGATACGTGTATCTCGGCGGCTATCTTGGCGGCATCACGAACCGTTTTACGTTCCATGCCCAGGCTGCGTGGAAGGCGTGGTATCCGAATCCCGGCTCGAAGATTGCGACCGGCGCTTCCATGCAAGTCGATTGCACGTTCAGCCCGACGAAATACGGCCGCTATTACGTCGTCGCGAACGCGGATTCACAATGGGCGGGCATCATCGCGCACCCGATGAACACGGGCGGTCAGAGCGGCTTCACATTGAAGCTGTATAACGCCGACCAGCCTTGCCCGGTGGATGTTTACGCGGAATTCCTGGCTTATTTGGTCAAATGATTGGAGGAAATCTTGTCAGCGACTTTCGAAACGGATGAGAACAGTGGGCTTTGCATTATCCGCTGCAATCCGCCCATAAACGGAGCGGACAGTTTCGTGTTCACGCCCGACGTGCTCGTCTCGTGGAAGGCGCTGCTCGGATTGGCTTCGACCCGTGAGGCGGTAGCGGCGATCATGCAGGGCAGGGAGGACACGAGCCGATACGATTCGAAGACCGGCAGGGGCGTGTGGACTGGAGCGTTCGAGGCGTTGGAGGCGGCTTTGGCGGATTCCGCCACCAGTGTGAGCATGCTCGCCGCCGATGGGGAAGTGTTGGACGATCCGCTGACCGCCGCGCGCAATCAGGCGCGTGAGGGCATGAATCTGCCGGTCATGTCGAATGAGACGGACGCGAATCTCATTGCCACACTGTCCGTTGATGACTCCGATGAGGAGCCGTCGAGTGGCATTGACGTGACCGTGACCAAGAACATTGAGGGATTGGACGATTTCCTCAACGACGAGTCCAGCCAGACCGTGCTGGACGAGTGCGAGGAGAGATTCTATGGGTCCCTTATGCCGAGACCTCAAAACCAACAGAATTAAGGAGATTGATTATGGCCGATGTGACCACTGAGACCACTACCGATACCGTGCCTGCCGTGACGCCCTCTGAGCTGTCTGGCGTGCTTGATTTGCGTCCGCCGAAGGAGTCGGTGCGAGCGGAATTGTGCCGTTTGGGATTGGAGTTTTCCAGCGCTGACGGCACTACCGAATCGTGGCGCGACTACCAGCGTGGCGTGCTGGCCACGTTCGACGATACGGGCACGTCCGTGACGTTGACGGACGTGAAGACGAATCTCGGACGCACCCTCACACTCGACGAGCTTAAGGCGGTGACTCGTATCGACACGATGACCGCCGCCGACTAATCCAGCATTCCAATTTTTTCAACCCCTGCAATCCACACGGATTGCGGGGGTTTCGTATTTAAGGAGACTTATTTTGGCTCAGATTCCAGCCGACGCGAACGACGTCATCGACCAGCTCTCGCAACAGATTGGCACTCTCAGCAAGCAGGTCGCGATCCTGACCAGCCAGCTCAACGCGGCCATGAAATTGATCCCCAAGGATGTGCTCGAAAGCGTGAAGGGAGACGAGAATGCAGAGGATTAACCTGTGGCCGAACCCAAAGTTCGACCCCACCGGCTTCCATGTCGTCAAAAAGGGCGGCGACATATCGAAGTACATGACCGGTGGCACGCTGGCCAACACCAGAGGCGAATACATCGACCTGCCTTTCGCGTGCGAGGTCGGCGTGGAATACGTGTGCACGTACAGGATCGTCAGCAACGATACGACGAATAAATCAATCGGCATCTTTTCCGGCAGCACGGTCGAATACCCAAGTGCCCAGACGGTCGGGAAATATACGATCCGCTTCACCCCGACCGCCAATGACACGCGCCTGGCCATCCCCTCCGGTATGGCCATCAGCGAATTGAGCGTGGAAGCCGCCGACACGTATGCCGCGGCGCTCGGGGGGGGGGCTTCCGGGCTTCTTCTCGGGGGACACGATGCCACGCGATTAAGGCGATTCGTCGGGCGGGTGATGTCCGATGATGGTCACGAACCTATGCACGAGCCCATCCTCGACCATCACCCTGAAAGCCGACAAGTGGGTGAATATCACGACCCTTCCGAGCGTGAATGGGGCGACATATCAGATCAGCGTCGAGGTGAACGTCACAGGCGGCACTATCTCGATAATCGGAGCGGATGGCGACATCAACGCAAGACAACGTGTCAGCTACAAGATGATCATCAACAATTCCCATCCGATATCAATGAGTTATCACGTCAAGTCAGGCAGTCCGACCGTCACAGTGACGAACATGCTCATCTGCACGTGGGACGAATACCAGGCGAACAAGACCCTGCTCGACAGCATCGAATATTTCGACGGGGATACGATGCCCCGAGCCTGACCCTCGCACTGGGGGTGGTGGCATGAGTGTCATCACGAATTATGCGTCCAGCCCGCTTGCCGTTTGCACCGTCAATGGTGCTGGCCGTAACGATTTCCCAGGCTGGAATGTCACTAATGATGCGCCGGCCGAGCACGTCGTGAGCGCCAGAGTCGAGCTTGTGTCCGGCACTGGCACGATCAGATTCGGATGGGACAGTGATCACGTGCTTGATAAGACGGGACGTCTGACAGCTTATCCGGGACAAAATATTTTCCCTCAAATCACGGTCATCACCACCGGTGATGCCGTCTGGAAAGTCAGCCACGTTATTGTCACCTCACAAGCGGAATACAGTCAGCTGACATCAAAATACGGGCTTGTTTATTTCGATGGCGGCACTATGCCAAAAGACTAACCAATTTTAAGGAGATGTGATGTGATTCAAACGTTTCTAGCAGGGTTTGGCGGTGTGGGCGGCGCGTGCGCGCTCATCACGCTCGGCCTGAAAGTCTGGCCGGGCGCTTTGGAAGGATTGGCGACCGGCCTGTACAGCCACGTCAATCCCGAAAGACTGCCATACAATTCGCCGCTCTCCCAGCATTTCGCCAAAACACGAATGCTCGGAGAACGTACCGAAAAATTCGACGAGCGCATGGACGAGTTGTGCCGCGACACCATCAAAAACACGATCATCAGTCTCATCTACGGCGACAAGGACACCGACCACAGCGAGGCCGTCAGCTACGAGCTGTCGAAGCTTGAGAAATTGGACGCGCAATGCTGGATAGTCGCCGCAGCCGAAAAATATTTGGAGGACAGGCAATGACGCATCTAGCCATCGCAGGCGGCGCATACCTGCTACTGCTCGCGCTCGTCATCGCGTTCAATCACGGCACGCATCAGAAGTCAGGCTCTTCGGCTGGCGGTGTCACCACGGACAAGCTGGTGGCTGACGCGGTTACGTCCGGCAAATTGGTTGCGAACAGCGTGCAGGCGCGGAACATCACCGCTCTTGCCGTCACAGCCGACAAGCTCGCGGCCAACAGCGTGACGACCGCGAAGCTCAACGTCACGGAGGACATGACGGTCGCGCTGCTCAACGCGCACAGACATTGATTTTTCACACTTCAAAGCCATCCCACTTCGGGATGGCTTTTCTATTTGCCCCTGACTTGGGGGCGGGAAGGAGAGGATGTGGGCATCCTCGACAACAAAGGCAAGCCGAAGCACAAGCGTCTGCGTCGGCATATCGGCAAGCCGTTGACCGCGTTGGCTGCGGTGCTGTGCGTAGCTGTCGCGCCGGTCGCCAGCGCGAACATGAACGTCATCGACGTGAGTGGATGGCAGTCCGCCGACGTGACGCGCGTGGTGGACGCCGACGCGGCCATCGTGAAGATCACCGAGGGTGGCGGCTACGTGAATCCGTCTTGGCGCAGCCAGACCGATTGGGCGCGGCAGACCGGCAAGGCTTGCGGCGGCTACCATTACGCGGACGGCGGCAACGTCACCGCCGAGGTCAACCATTATCTCAACCAGTTCAACGGCTATGTGGGCCAGTGCGTGCTCGCGTTGGACTGGGAGTCCAACGGGAACGCCGCTTGGGGCAACGGCGACTGGGTGCGCCAGTGGGTCAACCAAGTGTATTCGCGTACCAAGGTCTGGCCCATCGTGTACGTGCAGGACAGTGCCGTGTATCAGATTCCGTCCGACGTGCGCGCCCATTGCATGCTGTGGAAGGCTCAGTACGCTTCCATGAACGCGACCGGCTGGCAGTCCACTCCGTGGAATGCCGGCAGCAAGGGCGAGGGCATGGTGCAGTATGCGTCCACCGGCTATCTGAATGGTGTCGGCCCGTTGGATTTGAACCTGTTCTTCGGTGAGCGTGACGCTTGGCAGAAGATCGCGAACGGTGATAGGGGTAAGACCCATGCCGAGGTGAGGCATGACCCGGTAAGACCGCAGGTCACCGTCACGCCGGACTACAATGACATGGCCACGAAGGTGATTCGCGGCGTGTACGGCAACGGCAATGAGCGTCGTCAGGCTCTTGGCGGTGCCTATGACACGGTGATGGCGATTGTGAACCAGCGTCTTGGCGGTTCTGGTGGCGCGTCCACTGCGGTGAATTGCGGCAGCGTGTGCGTGACCGTCCGTTACGGCGATACGCTCAGCAGCATCGCGGCACGTAATGGCGGTTCTTGGAACCAGTACACGGGGTATCGTTCGGGTAATCCGAATGTCATCTACGCTGGCGAGATCGTGTGCCGTCGCACCGGCGCGGCCAGTACGGCCACGGTCGCCACCGGTGGACGGTACGTGGTTCGTTCCGGCGACACCCTCGGCGGCATCGCCGCATATTACGGGGTCAACATGTACAGCATCCACGGTTATCGTTCCGGCAATCCGGCGTTGATTTATCCGGGCGAAACCCTCTACTGGTGATTGGAGTAACTATGGTCGATGAAGTCAAGGAGACTCAGAATGACGGCGAAAAGCCGCAGGAAGAAACTGGCGAGGAAAACAACTACATCCTGCCGGACGAAGCGTACAAGGTGCTGAAGTGGTTGGCGTTGATCGCGTTGCCCGCTTTGGCCGTGTTCGTGCATGTGGTAGGCCCAGCATGGAACCTTCCATGCGTTGACCAGATCGTGACCACGTTGAACGCTCTGGCCGTGCTGGTTGGAGCTTTGATCGGCGTCAGCGAGTTGAAGGCACGGTATTCCGAGTAGAAACCTTTCATTTCTCTAACATCATGTTGGAGAAGTGTAAGAATACTATGCCCAACTAGTACGTCCTGTACAAGTTTGCCCCTCTCTCAGCGATTACGCTGGGGGAGGGGCTTTTTGTGTTTCGCACGGTAGAATCATCATCATGACCAAGAAAGAGCATGATGATTTTTGGACGAAGTGGAAGCGCGAGCTCACGAAGGATGTGAAGGCCGACAGGATACACGGCGGTGAAGCTGATTTCAGCCGAATGCATGGCGCAACATTGGACACTCAAGCCTTATACGACCTGCTGCCAAAAATCTGACCACACATTGCCCCTCTCTCAGCTTTTGTGCTGGGGGAGGGGCTTTTTCTTGTTATTGGATTAGTGTATCGATGTTGTTCAACGTGATGCACTTAACCAGTAATTCACCCCATTTGTCGGCTAGCTCTTTCGTGTATACGGATGTCCGATAGATTATTTTGCCGTGGTAGGTGAGCGACATGTCACAAGTGGCATGGTTTTTCACCACTGCGAAGTCGCTGTTGTCGGACCTGTCAATCCACGAAAGTTTGCCTTCCCGCGCTAAACGCCACGCATATTTTTTCAGCTGGGCCACGATGTATTCGCAGAACTGGTCTTCGGTTATTTCAGCCTTCATTGTCGCCTAGCTTATACGAGTCGAGTTGCAGTGGCTTGTTCATCGTTTCCATCGCGGCCAACCGTTCCTTCAATCCGGCATGACGGTAGTGTTCCACCATCAAGCGGCTTGAATGGCCCACGATTTCCTCGACCAGTCCGACATCCACGCCCATTGACATGAGGATGGTAACGACGGTATGACGGGTTTCGTGACGGCTCCTATGCTCCGCATTGGGTACTCCCGCCGCTTCCAACAGTTTGCGGAACTGTTCGATATCCTCTTCCGGTTCGATAGGGGAGCCGTCATCATGACGGAACAGGAGTCCATGCGGGTTCGGTATTTCAGCGGTATCCACCAAGTATGCTTCGAGTGTCTGCGCCAATGCGGGAATGATTGGCACTTTCCTTCCACGCTTCGATTTCGGCGGGGTGAGACACCAGCGGCCTTGCAACTCGATCATGTCGAAGCCGTCTGGAATACGCCACCTCCATTGCGGACATGCGGCACCACGCTTGTATCCGCACGGGTACACGCCTTTACGGTCTGGCTCGCCGCAACCGTGCTCCTTCTTCAACTCCTCCAGTTTCCAGTTGACGGTGTATTCGCCGTAGGGGATGCCGTTTGCCGTGGTGGTCAGTTCGAGGTCTTGGAGTGAAGCCCCCAAGATTTCGCCGGGGCGCATACCGGTGCATAGTCTGAACCATTCCCTCGCGCCGTTCCGTATGCCTAGTTCGTTGGCGGCTTGGAGGATACGCTTCGCCTCGTCATCGGTGAATGCGGTACGCTCGTGCGCTTCGTTCTTGCGTTCGTCGGCAAGACTGATGTCCTTGTCCTTCGGAGTTGGAACGCCACCCATCGGATTCGTGGGAAGAATCCTATCCGCTACGGCCGCATTGCAAATCTGGTTCAACGTGGTGTGCGTCTGGCGGCGGAGACTGAGACTGGCCTTCACGTGCATTTTCTTGCCATCGATGGTCTTCACGACGGTAAGACCATTTACGATGCGGTCGCAGACTGCGGCGTTCAGGTTCGACATTTTCTGCGAATGGTATGGGCGTAGATGCTTGCGGACGATGGTTCGATAGTTGGCGAACGTCTTCGGGTCTGCATCCCTCTGCCGTCGTTCCAACCATTGTTCCGAATATGCGCCCAACGTGACTGACGTGTTGCTGGTGCTGCCGAATTTGGCTCGCTCTTGGAGCAGTTCGGTCAGACGCCGGTTCGCGTCGGCGTACTTCTTGCAGCTGTAGGTCTTCCCGTCGATCTTGAACTCGAAGCTGGGGTAAGCCTTGATTGTGCCATCGGCCAGCTTCTTTTTCCGTTCGACTTTGTATGGGTAGACGATGCCGTTTCTTGCTTTGCGTGCCATGATTACCTCCTTGCTTCCATATTCTCAGACATTCTCAGACTTCCATTTGACCTTCACTTGCGGGTCAAGTGACCCTCAAGTGAGGTTAAACCGTTGGAATTAAGCCGTTTTGCCCAATCGTTCCAAGGGGTATTCTATCAAACTCTCTAACTGTTAATCGGACGGTCACTGGTTCAAGCCCAGTCGCAGGAGCCATTCGAAAAATCCCCTTGGAAACAAGGGGATTTTTTCATTTTCAACGACTCTTGGCATTTTTGGCCACCCTTCATGTTTATCCGTCGGCGGAAACCGTGGTTCGTCCAGCCGTCCATGCGTATGATGAACGCACCGGGTCAATCAAACAAAGGAAGGAAGTCCATC